TGACAATGTAGTAAGCGCAACTTTACAGGCTGAGTCAGCAGGGGCTGAGTATACCTCTGGCTCTGAAGATTTCCTATCTAATGGTTTCAAAATTAGAACTAACAACATAGGTCAAAACACTAGCGGAGACACTTACATCTACATGGCATTTGCCGAAAACCCATTCAAGAATTCTAACGCGAGGTAATTATGTACTACTTAGGAAGCACAGCACTAAGACAGAACTCCAGCTTCGAGATAGGTGGTACGGTCTATCCGAGCAACTGGTTACAGCAATCAACAGAGGACGAAAAGACCGCTATTGGGATTAGATGGGTTGATGATCCAGTCAGAGCAGATGACAGGTTCTACTGGAACGGTGATCCTGATGTCCCTAAAGCACTAGAGGATGTAGATGCTGTCGATGAGAATGGTGATCCACTATGGGTACAAGTCTGGAATGCTGAGACTGAGCAAATGGAAAACACTAGCGAACGATTAGTGACTAGAGGTTTAAAGTACTCTTGGACGGCACAGGTAAAAGACACAGCCGGTAAGATGCTGGCTCAGACTGACTGGATGGTAATCCGTAAAGCCGAACGCGATGTAGCGATACCCTCTGCGACTGTGACTAAACGTGCTGCGATTGTAACTGAGTGTGCTCGGCTTGAGACAGCGATCACTGCGGCATCTGATATGGACGCATTTATTGCAGTAGTAAATGATCAGCGGTGGCCTGATTGAAAGACTTTGATCTATCAAAAGCGCTGGCCAGTTTAGTCCCGGTTCTACTGGCTGCGATGTGGTGGGTTATTAGTTCTATTGGAGAAATTACTTCGGACATTCAATTAATTCGCGCCAACCAAATGCAGTTGATAAGTCCACAGGGCGTGATTGTTCCATCGCCGGGCAACGCATTTGCGCGTCAAGAGTTAAAAGAGCAGATGCTTGAGCATATTCATGACTTAAAAGTGCGCGTCAAACTTTTAGAGGAACGAAGTTGAAAGAAACTATAGTTGAATTGTGGCCAATTATTAGTGCGGTCGGCGTATTAGCAGCGTTATTAATTAGTTTTCGATCTGAAACGCTATTGAGGTTGCAGCATCTTGAGGAAAAGATTAAAACTCTTTTTGAATTATGGAACAAAAAATGAGCACACAAGGGCAGTTGGATTCACATGAGCGCGAATGCGCGGTTCGCTATGAATCAGTTCAGGAAAAGTTAACGGCCCTCGATAAACGATTGTGGCGCCTCGAGGCGATGATTATGGCCAGTACGTTATTGGTAATCACTTTAGCAGTCACTATTCTGACAAACGCTTAACTGTCCACCTATATCAAAAAACCATGTAACGATTAGTTTGTCTTAACTAACAGGGCAAACTGATGTTGACATTGCTATCGTCGATTGCTGGATTCCTAACATCTGGTGTTCCAAAAGTTTTGGAATTTGTGCAGGACAAATCCGATAAGAAGCAAGAGATTGAAATAATGAAAATGCAAATGGAGCGTGAATTAGCGCTTCAAGCTGCTGGTTTTCAGGCCAAAAAAGAAGTCGCTGAAATTGAATATGATCGATCGCTTGTTGACGCCGAGGTAAGAGAGGTTGAAAGTCTACATAAGTTCTCAGCTCAAATGGGTGACGGCGCGTCACAATGGGTCGTCAATCTACGTGCAAGTGTGCAGCCTTGTATTACTTATGGCTTATTTTTCTTACTGGTATTTATCGACGGTTACGCCTGTTGGTATGCCGTCAAGACCGGAATGGAATTTACAGGCGCCATCGAAACAATTTGGACGGATGACACGCAAGCGCTCTGGGCGGCAATCGTAGCGTTTTGGTTTGGCGGTCGACAGTTCAACACGAAACGTAAATGAAGATCAGCCAATCCGGTATTGATTTAATTAAAAGATTTGAAGGTGTGTTGCGACGACCATATTTGTGTCCAGCTAATTATTGGACAGTGGGTGTCGGGTCGCTGTTATACCCGGAACAAATTGCGCTTCGCGATTCGCGCAAAGCGTTTCGACTTAAAGCAAAAGACGATAGGGAATGGCTGGAAACAGAGATTGATGCTTTGTTTCGCCACGATTTGAAGAGGTTTGAGCGAGGTGTTACACGACTTATTAATTACCCACTTACCCAACATCAATTTGATGCTCTGGTTTCTTTTGCTTTTAATCTTGGTAATGGGGCACTTCAAGCCTCGACGTTACGTCGCAAGCTCAATCGCGGAGACCTCGATGGAGCGTCCAACGAATTCAAACGATGGGTGAGGGCTGGTGGTCGTGTACTCAAGGGCCTCGTCAGACGGCGCGCAGCTGAAGCGCTTTTATTTAGAGGAGTTAATGATGGAAATTAAAGACAAATTAATAATGCATGGCGAAACTTTTGGTAAACGTTTCGTAAGTGCTTTTATCGGTGCGGTTCTAGTAGCAAGTCAAATCAACGTGTTTGAGTTAAGCAATCAAGTCTGGATCGATGCGCTTAACGTTGGTTTGATATCAAGCATATTGATCATTCTTTATTTGTTGGCCGTCAATGACGGTGATGAATACAACAAAGTAAAGATGTCGATATTAAGCGGAGTGTTTGGAGCACTCGCTTATTACATGGTTCGTGAGCCTGGGCTTATTGAATCAATCATGGGCGGCTTAGTAACAGGCAGCATTGCTTTGTTGTTAAGTCATTTAAAACGACGTTACTTCTGGTGGTGATAATTATGTATGGAAAAAAACCTAAAGCTAAACCTCGACCTCGACCAAAGAAAATAAAGGGGTTTTAAATGGCGATGAAACCTGGATTGTGGGCTAACATTCACGCAAAACGCGAACGTATTAAAGCGGGTAGTGGTGAGCGGATGCGTAAGCCTGGCACAAAAGGCGCGCCAACCGCGACCGCGTTAAAGCGCAGTCAAAGTAAACGCAGAGCGTAATATCAATGGAGACAATGCTAATGTTCTTGGCGACATTTAATTGTTACCCGGACGTTACATTTGAGGAAGCTGATAAGACGTATTACAAAAATGGGGTGGTGTATTTAAGCCATCCCATAACTCAAGCAAAAATCGTGCATGAGCTGGTTCATAATTGCCAAGAACAAAACGCCGGCGGCCCAGCTGAAAACAAGGCTGAGTGGGATCGTCGAGAACGTGCCGCTAGATGGATAGAGCTGCAATGGATTCAGTTTCGTAGTGCCCAATAATCCTGCTAAATAACTATCGATACCCGCATAAACATTGGGTTGTACAAGGGTTCAAGTCCAATTCATTTAGCAGGGAATTTATTAAATAATCTTTATAAATCAGATATTTAGAGCGCTTTAAATACATGCCTACGAAGCATGGGGTCGCACGTTCGAATCGTGCCGGGCGCGCCACCAGCCTTATTCTAAAGGTTAGGGTTTACTAACGTTATGCTAAATGGCGCATATTATGCTAAATAAATTACCTTAATGTACTCTTTCGGCGGTTTGGTTTTGATGCCTCACCTTTAAGTCGATACACCGTTTTTGTGATTTGTTCTTTGGTGTGACCCGCACGTTTTCTTGCGTTCTCAAGATCCTCATCATCTGTTAAAGATTTATTTCTCAGTGAGCGATCATCAAATCGTGTGGTTAATTTAGTCGTATTCAATGCTTTAACCATTGCTCGATCCCACATACTTTCCCAGCCATTGGCTCGACCGGATTTAAGATTGTGGTAACTCTGACCATCGCGATTTGAAAAGAGATACATACTCGCGACGCTGTTATCAAGCGCCAGTATTTCATTTACCAACTGACGCAGTTCGTCTGTCCATTCGATGCGTAATTTAATTCCCGATGAATGTTCTGTTTTCGTGGGTTGTACGTAAATCGCATCGTCTTTTAAATCACGTCGTGTGAGCAGTAAAATGTCAACGCGTCGCAGACTCGTCATCAATCTAAACTCCACATACAGTTTCAACTTCTCCGGGGCGACGCTAATAAATTCTTGAATCTCCCAGTCCTCGACGTAACGCGCAGACGTCGTAGCTTTCTTCAAACGTATCGTTCCGTGCAATGGGCTGCGATCCATTAACCCCCATTCGACGGCTTTGGTGTATGCGGCCTTTAGTATCGATATGTCCTGCTCGGTAACGCGACTCGCTCGAGCGCGATTATCGTTCCAGTATTTGTACACGTGGTGTGGTTTGAGTTGATGAATAGGTACTCGATTAAATGGTTTCATTAAACGTTTCACACAGGCCGCATCAAGTTTCTGTGTATTGGGGGCTTTGGTTGGGGTCACTTGCACAATGTATTGCTCGAGCAAATCACCAATGGTTCTTGCGTCTTTTTGTATCTCTACGCGTTCGGCCCAAACGCGATACGCGTCAGTCAATGTTTTACCCAGGGTGAATTGTGTTTTGCCGTCCCAGTTGTGGCGCTGCGACTTAGGCACCTGGTATCGATAAGCACCGTATAGCCAACGCCACCCAGTTGGTAATCCTTTATGGTTTTTTATTGTGCGTTTTCTAGGCATTCATCGCATCCCAATCAGGTTCAATAATTCGCTCATCGTCGATCACCTTACGTAGGGTCGAGTGTAGCACGCATGGTTTACCATCTGGTCGCACGTAATGATCAATGCCCATTTGTTGTAGCGCTGCAATTTGGTTACCCCGGCGTCGATATCCAGTCAGTTCTTCCAGGTCTTCATTATCTAATAATAGACTCATCACTGTTTCCTCTTCATCGCATCCAGTAATATGTCTTGAACAGCGCGCTTACTGATCCGGCGCTCCATAATTTGTTCGTCGATTGTGCCGCGCGCGAGTATGTGGTGAACAAATACCGGGCGATCGTGCCCAGCTTGCAACTGGCGCGTTGGGCCAATACGTTCAATGATCTGCTGATACTCCTCGAGGTTCCACCAGTGACCGAAAAACACCAAGATGTTGCCACCGTCTTGCAAATTAATACCGTGACCAGCACTTGCTGGGTGCGCAAACATCAACGGTATCTTGCCAGCGTTCCAATCTCGAATCACTTGCGGGTCTTTATCGAGCACACGGCCTTTTGGAAATGACTTTTTGAGGCGCTCGAGATCAGATTTAAAATGATAAGCCACTAAAACCGGCATACCCGCTGCCTCTTCAATCACACTTTCGAGCGCTTTGAGCTTCTGATCATGGATTTCATGCCAAGTTTGACGGCTCTCAGTCTTATAGATCGCACCATTGGCCAGCTGTAAGCATTTCTGTGAGCGTGAGGCCGCGTTAAAGACCTCAATTTCCGTCTCACCAATAGAAAAAAACATCTCGCGCTCGAGTTCTTCGTATTGAATGCGTGCCTGGGTGGGTAGATCGACATAGATATTATTAATCACCGGCTGCTCAATATCGAAATGATCGCGCGCGTCAATCGACAAACATAAATCTGACAATCGATCTTGTATCTCAGCTTGCGCAAACTTGTGTGCCACGTATTGCACCGCGTGTGGATCAGCGCCGACGCGCACTGGGCGAAACCATCGATCTACAAATGAAGTAAAGCTGCGACCTAAACGCACACCTGCGTCGAGAAACCATACTTGCCCCCACAAATCCATTAATCCATTGGGTGAGGGCGTGCCCGTTAATTCAACAAAGTGTTTGGTTTTATTGTGTGCGACTTGCGCTAATGCTTTGGCGCGTTTGCCACCTTGTCGCACGCGAAAGTTTTTAAGTTTGGTCGATTCGTCTGCAATGATCGTTTGGAATGGCCAGTTATCTTTGCACTGTTCAATCAACCAGGGCAGCTGTTCGTAATTTGTCGTGTAGATATCTGCTTTGCGTTTGAGCGCAGCGCGTCTCGCTTTGACGTCACCAACAACCGGGCTAATCGTTAAGTCATGCAAGTGATCCCATTTATCGATTTCATCAGGCCAAGTACTTTGCGCTACGCGAAGTGGGGCAATGACTAGCGTCGGCCCACCAATGAGTAAATGCTCATCGCGAATCGCGGTAAGCGTAGCCGACGTTTTACCCATACCCATACCGGCCCAGACAGCGCCACGATCTCGGCCCATGATGTGCTCGATGATCTGATTTTGATACGGCCTGGGTTCAAACGTATTCAATGTAGTGTCCCATTACCGTTAATCACAAGCGGTTCGACGTCCAAACCTTCAATCGTATCAATACAAATGTTCATAAACGTTAATTGATATTCACCTTTGTTACGATTGGTACACGTGTAATCAATCATGCCGCTTTTTTTGTAATATCTTAGTGCGTGTACGGGTTCTTGTGGATCATGTTCATCACAATAGATAAAACAAAATTCCCGTAGCGTTTGACTCGTAAAATAGTTATCTACGTTGTCATCATTTAAATACAGGTTAACAAGATAATCTAATGTTGCTTCCCGTACGCTTTGCTTTCTTCTTTTCACCATTAAAATACTCCCTCACAAATTGGTCTACTGATTCATAAGAATCAATCACGACAACTGTTTGGCCAACATCCCTTAACCTTGCGTGTTCTCTAGCTTGATAAGCCGGTACTTTTTTACCTGGCGCTTTAAGCTCAACATACAATGTTTTTCCGTCGCGCATAATCGCTCGATCCGGCGCACCTCGATGCCCCACAAATCTCAGTTTACGCACGTGGCATTTGTAGTCGCGCAGCGCTCTTAATAAATACCGTTCGATGTCTGACTCTCTAATCAATAAATATAATCCCTAATGCAACCCCAGTAATCAGGCCGCACAAAAATCGGTATTGTTTACGTCTAGGTTCATGCGTAATCATGCTGCTCCCGGTCGCCTCTCGATACGTCCGGGGGTATTTCAAAGTCCAGTTCGAGTGTTGCGTCTCCATGTTGTTCTCCTTTTGCACCAATTTCTATTAATGTTTTATTGGCCTCGTCGATATACCAGTTGAAATTCAAGTCAATTGGAAATTCACCGGGTAAATCCATGAGCGGCTGCGCGCCCATCGAGCGTGCAACTAGGCCACCTTTATGGTCTTTAAGTCCGTCTGTTTGATTGGTTGAGTAATACCAGCGAATCGCTTTACCAATTGGCTGATTGTTTTGATCAAAGGCCCCTTTGGTAACTTTCCTCAGGGTTAAAAACTTACGAATATCAGATGAATCCCGTATGGTTTTATCAATCGGTATGTCATAACGCAGCTGATTAATAACCGCCTCATTCACAATTACGTTCGATGGGTTTTTGCTCAGTGTTGGTTTTGCGTACACACCTTTGGCTTTATACCCATTGTCAGTAATCGCAATGTAATTGTTTACGTCTTTACTAAATAATGCTTGGTACTCGATGGCCTCTGTTTCGAAGTTAGTAATCATCTCCCATAAGCCAATACATCGTTCCAACACATCCACCTTGTCTCGAGGGCATTTAATAACGATGCCATCCGTGTTGGCGGACACCACGTTAATGCCGTCAAGATGTAACATTTCAATAAGCATTAACAAACTTAACTGACCGGTAATTGTTGTTTGGATCAGCAGCTGCGGCGAGTAGAGCACCGACCACTTACTTCCAAACTTACCGAACGATCCGTTCACCGTAATTTTGAGTGTGTCCGCAGTTGTTTTATCCCCGGTACGTTTTGCCGTAACGCGTCGCTCAACAATCGATCGATACACGTCCGTAAAATGTTGACCTAAATGCGCAGGTCGCAAGCCACAATTAAGAATGATTGCAGGGTAATAACTCGTCACGTCTCGATCGATTAGAACAAACTTGTCATCGGTTTGATGCGCAATGGACTTCTCCATCGAATGCAGTCCACCAATACCAAATTGATATTGCGTTGGCCCAATCGTAATCTCCAGCTCACCTATACTTTTTGGTGTGGCAACGCGACCACCATCACCAATAAGAAACTCGGCGCTGCAAATTGTTTTAAAAGCGTTGGTGAGCTGCGGCAAACTAAACGCAAGAAACGCCGGTGGATTAAACTTAAAACGTTCCCCAATTTGATCGGGTGGCACGTCAACACGACGACCCGATAAACGCTTAACCTCAGTGCGAATCACATTCTCAGCGATTTGCGCGTCACTTTTAGAACGCAGATCAACGCCGTATTGCTTAGATAATGATTCCCGTAACTCGATTTGCTTCTCGAGGGCTAAGAATAATTCACGCGTAACAATTAAATCGTTCACGCAGTAAGCACTCAGCAAAGCGCGATTCGCGGCATTAATTGATGCGCCTGGCTCGATAGGTAAGTCTTGTAGTTTCTGACAATGTAGTCGACCACCGTACACTTTGAGGGACGCGTACCTACCAGCGACCTCAATTAAATCAATGTGATCCACCTCAACCAACTCAATATCGAGTTTACGCGCCGAGATATTGTGTTGGATAATTTTGTCAGACACACGTTTGCACACGTCATTGCTGGCCCCAGCAAGTGCCAGGGAAAGAATGGGTAAGTCATAATTAATACTGTTAAACCCAATGACGCGATAGCTTTGCAAGATTTGGTGAATGGTTTTGATATCTAGCGGCTGACCGGGATACATTTCAAACGACCGAACAGATTGGGTCTCGACGTTCATAAACGCGACTAAAAAATAATCCCGGTACACCTCGATATCAAAAACAATATCACCGCTCATCAAACAAGCGCCTCGCTATCGGCAAACATTTCCTCGTCAACGGGTTTAAACAAGTTAGCGGTATTAACTCGAGCGGCGCCAAATGAATCACCGTCGCGTACAAACTGCACACCCTCGAGTCGTGCGTTAATGCGTTTGCCGTAATTGTTATCCATTGCCCACACGTCGATCACTCCGTTGACATAGCAACCGGCATAAATCAACGATTCGTCGTCTGTCATATTGGCGTCTCGATCAAACACGCCGACCTTACTGACGCTGTTAGACGCGGCAACAAAAAAGTTACCCTCAAACCCATCGTAACCCGCTTTTAAGTCTCCATCTTTGAGGCATAACTTATTTGAGGCACTCAGCTCCTTGTGTACCTTTGACCATTTCGCGCCCCACTTAGCCTGGCCAGCTTCCGCAATAGCTTTTTCGATGGCTGTGTGTGCTGCGTCCCCAGGCGCCATAATGAATGTCGCACTGTGCTGCGGTTTACCGTCCATGACAGAGCGCTTTTGGTGAAGTGAGTCACAAAAAGCGATACGAACATTTTGTAGTTGTACTTGCATCTTATTTTATCTCCTTAAAATATTGTGGAAAGGTGCGCATTACCTTTTGAATCGCCTGGTCGACAGCTATTCGTCGAGCCAATGGATTGAATGGTGTAATCGGTGTTTGTGCTGCGCGCATCAACACCTTTTGCGCCACTTTGGGTAACAATGAATGGTGTGAAAACTTAGTCAATCAATTGTCCTAGTGGTTTAAAAACGGCCGGTACACTTGACGTTGCTGGTCTAGCGTCGGTGTCCGGGGCGATTTGTAAAGAAGGTTCTTTTCGCGTGATGTGGTTTTGCAATACTTCCCACTGTTTACGTGATAATTTCCCCTTCAATACATCGGTTGCGGCGGTCGGTGTGATTAATGTGCTCTTATAAATCAGGTCTTTTTTAAGCCGCATCCCTTTCATGAGTTCTTCAACAACGAAATCGTCTTGCCATTTCCTGTTACCCGCTTTGCCTTGCACTAATTTAAATCCGGGTAACACGCCGCCGTCCGCTAATTGTTTTTTAGCAGCTGCTTTTACGGCCTTACACCACGATTCAATCGCGTCAACTGACTTAAATGATTCGCTTAATTTCTCAACGCGATTCGCGGCTTGCGTTTCGGGGTCAAACTGATTCACTTTGGTGTGCACCCAAGCCGCGTAACTTTCACATTCGGCTTTTTTCGCGCACCATTGGCATTGCTTTGGCCCAGGTCTAATGGTCTTTGCGGGTCGAATAGCACCGGCCCAACCCATTAGTTCGTTAACCGACATCGAATGCTGATCAATGTGATCGATACTCGATTGGTAAATAATGGTGTGTACCGTATCGAACGCACCATTCTCAGTTGGGCCGTTTAGCGCGACGTGCATATCATTAAAAAGCGCTACCGCTGCGGCCGCGTACATCTGCAACTGCCCGTTATCTTCCGCATTAACGCGTCGATGACCTGTTTTTAAATCAATAACCGTAATCACGCGATTGTCCCAATCGACCAGCACGCAATCCGCTGTGCCTTTCGCGCCTTGTTCACCAGTCATAAATGAAATGTCCATGCTCAACTCGACGTGCAGCTCCGTGGTGTCAGAGCGTTGCCCTTGCACCCAATCTGCGTAGTCTTGCATCGCACGCAACACGTCAATGCCAACATTCGGTGTTTTTTCACCTTCAAGAATGGCCGCTGCGACTTCATGCGCTAATGTGCCGGCCTCTGAATAAATACTCGGCGTTGAGTCGGAGGTGAAATCCGAGCAGTTTGACCAGCCGTTGTACCCGGACGGGCCATATTTAGCGTGGGTGCTCATGCGGCCTTGTCCATTTCTTGCCCAAAGCGCTCAATAAAATTAGGTACGGCCTCAAGCGCTAAGTCTTTTGCGGTACTGACTTCGTATTCTTCCAATAAACCTTTCAATACTTTTGTGGCTAATACCGCATTGGTGTTACGTGCGGTTAAGAATTTCTCACGTAGCACTTCGCGGCAATTGGGGTCTGCCGCAATATTGACGGGGGTGTCAGGGGTCAGCACTTCGTCAACGATTGCTTTTTGTTTCTGATAACTCGCAGTTGTTGTTATGTTGCCAACAGTCAGCGTACCCAGGCGTTCAATCAATTGATTGATCGCAATTGTGTTTTCCTCAATAGCTGTTTCTAAGGTCATGTGTTTGCTCTCCCATAAATAGAAATAATGACGTCGCGCGCATCTCGGCTTTGTAAGCCAATCGCGTACTCGTCCTCTGTGTGTCGAAACACGTGCGTTTGGGTGTTTGGCGCGTAGGCGTAGGTATATCGATGCCCATACATCAGCCCAGCCGCACGTGAGGCAGGGCCCAGGGAGTCAATCTGATACACATAACCCGGTATCGCTCGATTAACAGTCACGCGTCGCGCTCCCGTAACTGTAGCCATTGCAATAACAATTGATACTCGAGTAAATACAATGCGCGCAAACTCGCGTGCAGTTGCTGTTCGCGCTCACTCGAGAGTGGTGTTGATGCTCCAAATGCGTCCAATTCCCGCACCTGGTCTCTCATTGCAGGTTTAATATTGTCGAGAATGGCAACAATTTGAGGCTGCGTCAGTTCCAGTTTTATTTCGTGCGGCCTATGCAATTGAGTACCCATACCGATCACCTCGCCATTCGCAGAAATCTTTTAACGGCTTGCCAGTTTGGTAATCCCGGCCGGTGCCATCGTTGTGATTGTGTAAATAAAGCCGATAGTAGTCGTCCACTGTCATTTCAATTTCGATATCTACCTCGTACATTGCTACCCCCTGTCATTTAAGCTTGTACAACCTTGTACAAGTCATAATTTATCACATTTCACAAGCTGTACAAGCTTTTATTTGTAAATTTTTGCAACAAAACGGACAGCTGCGTTG